GGATGAGCCATAATATTCGCGCCAGTCTGATTCTACTTTGGTGCGCCGTTTGTTTTTTCTGCCTTTGAGGGGTGGTTTAGTCTTTTTAAATTGTGCCAGTTTTTTGCCAATGTATTTTCTATTGTTAGTCAAATTTGTAATCAAATATACAAAGCCCACGGTACCTTCAGGTAGTTCTTCAACAATTTCGTTATTGTAATACCAAAGTTCCATGTGCTTTGTATATATGTATTTTTACATATTGTTCTTCTTTTCCTGAATCTCAGCGCGGCGTGCCTTGCTAAGTTTACCAATTTCGCCTAGTGCTTTACGAGCGCGAGTTGCTGCGGCTTTAACACCTTTTTCTTCGAATGCTGCATGCTCTTTCAAGTATGCTTCGTATTGTTCTACAATTTGTTCATGTGACATTTTATGTCTCCTATACTAGTTCTACGTCCGTGTCGTAACTAGTAAACCCGTTTTCTTTGATAACTTTGAGGACATTGTTCACACGTCCAATAAGTTCATCTTTGTGGCTTACTAACCAAACACTTTTGTTTCTTTCTCTGCTCATGCGCTTTAGTACACCCATGGCGTTTTCTACACCTGCTGAATCCATTCCGCTGTCTACTAGTTCGTCGATAAACAACAGGTTAATAGGTTGATATAAACTTTCCCAAACATCGCGGAATGCCCAACTAAGACTTAGTATAAGTCTATTACGTTCACCCCTGCTTAGATTGTCAAAGTCCAAATCTCTTCCTAATTCTTGTATTTCTACTGTTAGATCATTCTGGAATACCACTGTATGTGGCAGTCCAACTGCACCTAAGTATCCTTCCAATCTTGTATTTAAGTATGCAAGGTTCTGATCAATAATACGTTTTCTTATGAAACTATCTTTGTTAGTTAGCAGTTTAAGTAAAAACTCCTGATGATTCTGCACTCTGGTAAGTTCGTTTATTGTATCCCAGGTAACTTCCTGCACTGCAGTAGTTTCCATGTCTGCTATTTGATCTGTGTAAGGGTCACTTTCATCTTGCTTACTTTGTAGTTGTGACTCCAATGTGGATAGGCTTGAACGATGGTTGTGTGCATCAGTGGCGCTATCATAGAAAGTTCGTGGTTTACTCGGGACTGTTTCTTGCTGAGTTTTGAGCTCTGCAATTGCTGTCTGTAGTTCTGTAAGGAAATTATTTGCTTCGTCATGTTCCTTCTCCGCTTTTTCAATCTCTTGTTTGTGACTGTCCAAGTGTGTAATGCTTTGATTACAACTATGACACACACCATCTTGCCAGCCTACTAGAGCCTTGTTTGCTTTTTTAACATCGCGCTCTGCTCTGCCTTCTTGTGCCTGCAGTGCAGCAATGTCTTTTTGTAGTTGAACTTGTGCATTGTTTAGTGTGTTCCAGTCTGCAAGTTCAGTGTGCGCTCTAAGTTCAGCATCAATGTTAACATGACTGAGATCATTGATTGCTGTTTTAAAATTAGCAATGTCCTGATCTTTTTTATCTTGCCACATACGCTGTCTGCGCTTGAGTGCTTCAACTTGTTCTACAATCTTGCCATTAGCATCTTCAACTGCTTTGATACGAAACTCTTCTTCTTGAATCTTGTTCTTAGTTACACGCACCATCTCTTTGAGATTTTCTGCTTTCTCGCTGAGAATAGTAATACCTAGCAATTGTTCAATGATAGCACGTTGATCATTAGTGCGCATGCTTAAAAACGGCTCGCTGTATGTGTTTAGTGCAAGCACATGTTTAAACATATCATGCGACATACCTAACAGTTCTTCAATGGCTTTTTGTGTTTCTCTGCTATCGCCTTGTGCATTGTCGTCTGTTTCTTGTTCGTTGTTGTTGATGTAGAACTTTAGTACATTAGGTTTGCGTCCACGTTCAATACGATATGCTAATCCATCCTTTTCAAATTCAACTGTGACCAACATGTTTTTACTATTGGTCTTGTTGATCAAGTTATCCTTGCGAATGTTTGTAAGTGCGTTACCATACAGTGCATAACTTAGCGCATTGATAATAGTTGTCTTGCCAGTGCCATTTCTACTACCAGCATCTCCTCCGCCTGTGTCTAAGTTTTCGCCTAGCACAAGTGTAAGATCATTGCGGTTAAAGTCAATGGCTTGTGTGGTATTGCCCACGCTCATAAAGTTTTTTACTGTAAGTGTATCTAATTTGAACATGTTTTTATTATACTATAAGTTTCTGTAAATGTCTAACATTAGGTTAGTGTCGTATTGTTGGCTGTCGATCTGTTGCAGTTGACTGGTAACAATAGTGTCCACACTCTCAAAGTTGATCTCACCTGAGATTTGCATGTCCATGTCTTCAACCTTTACTGGGATCAAACTCATTTCTCTGAGTTGATACTCATCCATAAAAGTTTCTTTAATAAAGTTTGCTTCTTCGTAACTGATGTCTACATCTAAGTTTACGCGAGCATAAGTTTTAGGACCTAAATATTTTTCAGGACCTTCTAGCAATTGACTGATCTTTAGCATACGATACTTAGGTTGCTCTGGCCAGGCAATGTATTCTCTAGTGCCATCCCAATCCAGTAACATCATGCCTCTGTCATCATCCCAAGCATCACTGTAGTTGTGAGGAAAAGCGTTGCCTGTGTATACAACGTTTTCCTTTTCTTGTCGTTTGTGAAAATGTCCTGTAAACACAGTGCCGCAACGACCAAAGTCCCCGGCGTTTAATTCGCCGTGATCGGGCATTTGTACCATAGCATTCATGTAAAAGTGCGGAAGTTCAAAGTGTCCTATAACATAGTCAGCAGTAACTTTACGCATTTGTTTGTGTTCTTCACCAACTAGCCAAGGAATAAATGCAACACCATCTACAGTTGTGATGTCATTGTAGAACTGTATATTTTCAAACTTTTTAATAAACGCAATGCTGTTATAGTCACGTTTGTCGCGATAGTATTCGTCATGATTGCCTGGTATAAAATGCACAGTATCGAATGTTGTGTTTAACAGTTCCAGTGCTTGTATGCTGTAATTTAGCGTAGCAACATTGATACTTGCACGTTGATGATGCCAATCGCCCATAAAGATGCAAGTCTCTGCGCCCTGTCTCTTTGCTTCGTCACAAAACCATGTTACAAAGTCAAGGCAGTCGCGATTAAACGTTTGGCTATTACTTTTGTTGCCAAAGTGAATATCCGTGAATACGGCGGCCCGTTTGAACAAACTCATTATATAATTATAGTGTATCCATGCAGTTGTTGTCAAGAAGTAGTTTTAGTATCCGGCCATTCTTTTTGCATTTGAATTTCATTTTCGGTTTGCCTAGTATAACTTGGGTTCAATCCAGCATGTTCTAGTATATCGTCTCTGATTGATTGATTCTTCTTTTCCAAGTTAAGTACACGAGTAAAACTGTTTGTGATTGCCGCAGTGTAGTATGCAAATGGATTTTCACTTTTGCTTTCATCAAACTGTAGACCAATCTGTGTAAGTTGCAACAGTGCTTGAGCTCTCATTTCGTCGTTGTATGTGTATCCGCGCCAATTACTGCGAGTACCGTAACGTTCGCACAATTTCATATACATGCGAGCAAGTTTGTTTGTAGTCTTTCCATGACTTTTACTAAAGTTTCCATTTTCTAGTCCACCGTCCCAATGACTCTTACCAACACAAATTAATTCATCTTGGTCGTTGTATCTGTAATGCTGGAATGGCGGAAAGTTACACTGTACATGATGATCTGCTACAGTCTTTGGATTTTTTTTACGTCCTGGGTGCAGAGGAATATGATCATGTGTCATAACACGAAACACTATCTCTGTTTTATGAATTTTTTTCCAATCCATCGCAAAGTCTGCTTGTTTTACTTTTTCTCCGCGCTCTCTTGCTAGTTCGTAGTTTTGTTTTTGTATACGATCTGCTTGATTACGTTTTGCTTGTGCAATAGTTCTAATATTGATTTTATCTACGTTTGGTAAGATGATGTCATATCTATCATCTCCGTCACTAACAAAACTACTGTATGTGTTTTTACTTAGATGTATTTCTTTCAACAAATCGCGATTGTTGAGATAGTTTCTCCGTTTAATCATGTGTTGAGATTCCTTTTATATGCGTATATTATACAGCCTATAAATATACTTATCAAGTAAAAAAACAAGGATTTGATAAATGGCTTTTGATTTAGGTAGCAAATTTAGCAAAAAGATCAGCGGAACTGTTACTGGCGGGCTGGATAAACTACTTCCGGGCAACGACATTGTTAGTAAAACTGCGAAGAGTGTGCTGGGTGCAAGTGGTAACAGACTTTTACAAGCAGGTTTAAAGTTTGCAGGAGTAAACATTCTAGGTGAAGAAGTTTTCAATAATATTTCAACTGCAACTTTTAGAGACAACGACACAAGAGTGAGAATTGGATTAAGTCCTGGAAGCGGTAGTATTTTCTACAAAGACCCTAGCAATCAACTGCTATCTCCTTTATTAGATACAGATGGCATAATGTTCCCTTATACTCCAAATGTAAACATTAACTATAGTGCAAGTTACAGTGCATTGCAACCAACACACAGCAATTATGCACAGCATGCTTATGCCCAAAGCAGTGTTGATTTTATAGGAATAAATGGCATGTTTACTGCTAATACTGCAGACGAAGCACGTTATGTATTAGCAGTGTTACATTTTATGCGCACTGCAACTAAGATGTTTTATGGTACAGACGGTACAAGAGGCACACCGCCTCCGGTGTTAAGATTCAGTGGTTACGGTCCTTTTCAGTTTAATAGTGTGCCTGTGGTATTAAGTAGTTTTGCACATGATTTTGAAAACAGCGTTGATTATATTGAAGTTCCACTAGCGAGTAGCCCAGATGCAAGCACTAAAACAATGGTACCAACACAGATGATGATTAACATGAACCTATTACCGATCTATACAAGATCACAAGTAAGGAATTTCAGTCTAGAAGGATTTGCTAAAGGTGATTTTATTGGCAAACCCGGCGGACCTGGAGGATTTGTTTAATGTCAGTACAATATAGACCAGATAGTCCTTATGCAGATACAGAAATGTTTGAAAATTACTTGGATGTTCTAATACCGAGATTTATTAGGCCTTATCAAGATGACGTGTTACATGAACTTACAAAAGTACACGAGTATCGTCCTGATTTGTTAGCATTCGACTTGTATAACAACAGTAACCTTTGGTGGGTTTTTCAAGCTCGTAACCCAAATGCAATCGAAGATCCAGTTTGGGATTTTAGACAAGGATTAAAATTTTATATTCCAAAAAAAGCAAACATTGAATCAATATTAGGAATCTAACATGCCAGAACCAACTTACAAAAAGTTGAATAATCCCGCACCGCAAGATCTTAGTCTGTATGATGATTCTCAAGCCGGACAAAAAACTGATGATCTTAGTGTGTACAATTACCAAGATGTTGATGGTATTACTTATTTTAATACAAAACAAGCAATGTCTGATGGTGTGATAGGTACGGGAAATACTCCTATAACCTATGACGAACAAGGCAGACCGAGAATTACAATTGCTCCAGTAAAAGTTGATCAAGGCACAACAGGGCAAAGTATCAATCCTAATGCTCCAGAAGATCCACTAAAAGTCTATGACGATGCTATTATTCGCCAATTGAGAACAAACCCTAGTGGCAGCAAATATCTTGGTACCGACGGTTCTTTTAACTTTCTAGGACTTGGTCTTGGAAATGCGCCTACTAAAGTAACCAAAAGTAAAAATGTAACCAATACAACTCCTCCAGTCTTTGGAGCCGATCTTGCTTCAGTGCGCATTGATGCAAGACGTAACGAATTACATAATTTTAGCAGTTATACATATAATATTGCATTGTATATGATGGATAGCAATCGCTACATTGATTTAACAAAAAGTCCTAGAAATATTAGACAAGTGCTTGCAAGTAGTCAGTTATTAATGCGTAGTGGAGGGGTTGGATTTGAAGGAAGTGCTTTGTTCGGAGATCAATATTACATTGATGATCTAGAAGTTTTTACAGTTGGACTAGGCCCTAGTAAATTTAAACATAACACAAATAGCACAGGCGTTTCATTTAAGGTGTACGAACCGCGTGGTGTAACACTATTGGATAATCTGCGTAAACAAGCAAGCGAGTTTTTAAGGACTGGGGAACGTTATATACAAGCACCTTACTTGTTAGAAATAAGTTTTAAAGGATATGATGCAAACGGCACACCAAGTACAGATATAGTGACACCAAAGTACATTCCAATTAAAATTACAGACTTTGATTTTCAAGTGCAAGACAGTGGCTCTGTTTATAAAATTGAAGCAATACCTTATGCACATTTTGCTTATGGGCAAGTCACAAGCACAATTCCGGTAAATTTAGAAATAAAAGCCAGCACTATTGGTGAAATATTTTCTGCAAAAGCATTAACTAGTACAGAAGAGTTTGATCGTTATGAATACGGAGGTGCTGAAGATGATGATGGTGAACCAGTGACTAAAACAGTATATGGTACCACTCC